ACGGCATCTTCTTCTTTTTTAGATAAATCTATTTTTGTAACGTGCTCTGCTTTTTTGTTAGTTAATTTCTTTGGTTTCTTTTTAACCTTTAAGCTTTCTGATTTTTCGTCTACTATTTTTTCTTTTTCTTCTGACATGATATAATATTATAAAATTAATAACTAAACACCAAAGCTGTCTAAATCCAACATAGGTTGATCGTCACTAAAATTCTTTGGTGGTAACTGTTTGTTTCTTTGTTCTATCAACTCGCTTTGTTGAGTTGCTTGTATTTTGGTTCTTTCGTCTTTTCTATTTTCTTTTTCTTTTTCAAAGTTGGCTTTAGCTTCATTCTCAACTCTAGCTAAATCCATTTTCAACTTATATTCCATTTGAAGGATACGCATTTTTATTTCAGCTTCTTGTTCCATTTTCTGGATATCAAACTGAGATTTACCTTGCTCAATTTGTAAAGTAGTTTGAGCTATAGCCTCTTGTTTATGGACTTCATTCATAGCCGCTCTTTCTGCCTGCTCAGCATTAGCTTGAGCTTGAGCTTGAATATTAGCTTGTTGTGCTTGTTGATCTTGAGCAAGCTTTTGTGATCTCCTCTTTTTTAATACTTGATTTGCTAATTTTAAATTCTTTATTTCTCTTATATCTATAGCGTCTTCTAAGTATATTTGACCGCTCTGTAAAGCCACTTGTATATTTTGCTCTATTAATTGTCTTTCTTCTTCGTCTGGTTCTAATTCTAAAAATATTCCGAAATCATGAAGATTTAAACTCGAAAGCTCTTCTAATGTATGTACATTAAATCTAGATATACTTGATTGTATAGATTCTCTTAGTGTAGGAAAAGCTAAACAATCTGCTATTCTTAAAGCTATATTCTCGCAAGTTCTTAAATTTAAGTAAAGACTTCCTTGTAATACATGTTTAGTTGCAGTGTTAGAGTTAGCTGCTGCTAATTTTTGTAAACCAACAAGAGAGTCAGGATCTGGCATACTACCATCTCTAGCCTCATTTAAACCGGTAACATCTCTTATTAATTGTAAATAGTATTGATACGTACTTATTAGCGACTGTATTTTACCACCACCATTTGAGGTTTGCATTTCTTGTATAGGAACTTTACCTGGATTCATATCGCCATCCTGCGTCATAGATCTACCTATGATACTACCAGTTTGAAAATACATATTTAATGCCTCGGCTGGATTGTAGTTAGTACCGTTACCAAGATCAACTTCAGCTAAACCATCTGCATCAAGATAAACACCATCAGGTACCATTCTTGATAATACTTGTTGTAGTTTTAAATGAGTTATTTGGATCATATCCGCAAAACTCATCATTCTACTTACAAGAGATTCTATCCTGCCCTTATACATTCTTGGAGCACAGATATTATAATTCATTCTAACTTTAACAGTGTTAGCAAAGGGTCTAGTCATATTTTCAGCTAGCTTCCACTCTAGCATATCATCAAACCCTAATATCTTAGCTCCACTGTATAATACTTCTATTGCTCTATCTATTTTTTTAAACCCATCAGCTTCTGGTGGATTAAACGTATCTTGCTTTTCTAATGCTTTTTCTAAACCAAATGGAGTTTGTTTTATTTTCCACGTTTGGTTAGTATATGTTTTGTATTCAAAAAATAATACCTGAACTGTATTTTGATCAGCTCTACCATTCCAGTTTCTAAGGTAATTATTATTACCTGGGTATTTCTGTATTCTCTCTATTTGCTCAGGCGTTAAATGAGGAAATCTTTTTACTAACTCTGGTATTGTTACCGACTTAACTTCCCCAACATAATACATATCTTCAAAGTTTGGATCTTCTGTATATGACCAAACTAAATTAGCTGGATCAACATACTCAACTTTTATCCCTTCAGACGTATTAAAACAAGTTTTAACAGCTGCAATACCCAATACAGTTAAATCGTAATTTAATCTTCTTTTTGTTAATTCAAATTTATTTCTATCAAGTATATCCGTAATAACTTCCTCTTCTGCTATCTCCACAGCTTGTTTAAAATTCAACTGCATGTGAACCGAAAGTTCATCTTCAGTTAGAGGTGTATCGTCTGATTCTGGAACTTCAGATATATCTATTCCAGCTTGAGCTTGGACTTCTTTTATATATTCTCTTTGTACTATATTCCTATGCAACATTTCCGCATAGTTAGTTCTTTTCTTAATAGAAACGGGATCTTGAGCATAAGCCTTTATGTCATACATCCTATCTGACATTCCGTTAACAACTATATCTACAAATTTCGGTATTATTGGAACAGGTTTCCAATCTAAGTTTAAATAAGATAAGTCACCATTTATTGATAGTTCGTCTTTATACTTTTGAACCGACTGCTCTCCTCTAGCATATAATCTTCTTTGATGGAAGTCGTTATAGTAAGTAGAAAACCTACTACCGTACCTATTATATGATCCATTGTTATTATTGCCAAACCACTCATATTCTATAGCTTGTCCAACTAATTTACCATACTCTAATGTTTGTTTCTCTACATCTGGTACTACCTGATCAGGAAATGAACTGTTTGAATTAGTATAAATCATTTATTCTATTATTTTTGATATATCGCCTTTATTGTCATACTTTTTAATACCTAAGTTTATGGTCTTAGTTGTTCTATCTGCCGTAGGTTTATACAGATTTCTATTACAAGCCATTATCGCCAAGCCAGAACTTATAGACGCATCATGCTTAGTTCTTTTAGTTATGTCAAACCTAGCCCAATCATCTAATGTCCTTTGAAAATACATTGATCCACAGATACCATCTATAAAGCCAACGTTATTTTCTATATAAGATTCAATCGCAGCCGCGTGAGCTTGTTTAATATCTTCACTTGAATTAGGTATACCACCTATTTCTTTTTCGGTTACTGACAATTTATTCCAAACTTTATCTGGTCTATTCATTGCGTATTTTCTATAACCACGTCTTTTTAAATGATAAAGTAATCTTGGCTTGTTGTTTTCAACTAATATAGGCATTCCATAAAAAATACAAGCCATAAGTACATCTTCAAAAAATATTTCAGCAGTTTGCGGTCTTGCAATATACTCTAAAAAAAAGTGACTTGGAGGGGCGTCTTCCATGCTGAATTTAGTTAATCCATGTAAAGAACCGTTTGAACCTCTACCATCTACAGTGCCGCTTATGTCGTACGGGTCACAGCCAAAAGCTCCAACGTGTTCATTACCTGGATATTTGATTCCATTTTTAATGATCACTCGATTTTGTAAATTTTTAGGTGGAACCCATGATACTAAAAATCTTCCGTTATTGTTTGGTTGGAAAATAACTCTAGTGTCTTTTATACCATTCTCCCATTGAAAACTTCCTTTAGTTATATTAGCAGCATTATTTATGCCATCATTGTAGTCTATCTGTTCATATATTTTTACCAAATTAAACAGACTCTGCTTTGCTTCATCTCTAAAAGCGTGGTTTTCAGTTCTGGGAAATTGTCTATAAAATTCATTTAATCCTTCTTGATCATTCTTTAAACCTTCAGCTTCATTGTCCCAGTACTCTATCACCCCAATTTTTATAGGTATTTCATCTATACCCATTATAGGTTTTTCAGGTGTATCAAAAACTGGTAAACCATGAACGTCTATATAACCTTCATAATTCCACTCCATTGGAATAAATAAAGAGTATAAACCAGACTTCGCTGTTTCTGTTAGTAACGTCGGAATTATAGTATATATCTTTAAAGTTTTGACCACCTTTATCTAAAGCGTTAGATGTTGAACCCATCATACACTTACCTATAATTCTTCTACCTAATCTTAAACAAGTTTTAGTTACTTTCCAGTTATTCTTAATGTTGTCAGGTCTCTCCCATTTACCACTTTCATCGTGAGCTAATAGTTTTAGTTTTTCACCATCGTAACTATTATCTCCAGTATTCTTCCAATCTATCGTAGTATCGAGTCCATCAAGTTCTTCAAGTTGCTCTCCAGTATCGAGTTTTCTTCTGGTGAGTTTCGAAGCTGGAACTCTGTATGCCAGTTCTGTTTTAGGGCGATCCATACCATCTTGTATGGGCTTGAAGAAAAACGGATAATTAACTGATATGGGTACGACCTTA